TGGAATTGCCATCTCAGCAGATACACCAATCTATCGGATTGACTATTCAACTGATGAGGAATACTATGTGATCTTTAAAAAGAAAGCCATCAAGGATATTGTCTTTGATTATGCCAGGAGAAACAATTTCAACAATGTCAATCTTGAGCATGATGATGAGAGAGTGGTTGATGGAATATATATGACCATGTCATATGTCATTGACAAAGAGAAAGGATTCACAGCTCCTGAGAGATTCAAGGATGCCAATGATGGAAGCTGGTTGGTATCTTACAAGGTGACTGACAAAGAGGTTTATCAGAGTGCAAAAGAGGGAGTGTTCAAAGGATTCTCTATTGAGGGGATATTCAATCTCATTGAGACTGGATCAACAATGGAGGAGGAGTTCATGGGCCAGATATACACTGAGCTCAAGAAAGTCGCTGAGTATGTTCTTTTTTTCAATGATTATCCAGATGCTGTTGTCAACAATGCAAAGAGAGGTATTGAGTTGAATCAAAAGAATGGCAACAAATGTGCAACCAGGGTTGGCCGTTTGAGAGCAACCACACTCAGCAAGAGAGGGAATCTCTCCTTGTCAGTGATTCAAAGAATGTATTCATATCTCTCAAGAGCTGAGGAGTATTATGATCCAAGTGATTCATCAGCTTGTGGAACTATCTCATATCTTCTTTGGGGTGGCAAAGCTGGGAAACGATGGGCAGAGTCAAAATTGAGAGAGCTCGGAATTTTAGAACAATAATATATAATAAATAAAACAAAAAAAATGAATCAGAATTTCAAAAAAGTTTTAGACTTAATTTCAGAGATGAAAGAGTCATTCTCTAAAAAAGAGAACGAAGAGATGAAATTTGATCAAGCAACTTTGACTGATGGAACTGTCATCGAATATGAAGCTCTTGAAGTTGGTCAAGCTGTATCTGTTGTCGCTGATGGCGAAATGATACCAGCTCCAGAGGGAACACACACATTGAGTGGTGAGCTTGAGGGAGTGAGTATTGTGGTTGATGCCAATGGAGTGATCACTGAGATTGTTGATGCAAGAGAGGAAGCTCCAGCAGAGACAACATCAGATGAGCAAGAAGCTGAGCCAGTTGCTGAGTCAATGAGTGCAGAGGATGTTGAAAGAATTATCTCATCAAGATTGGAGTCATTCAGTGCCATTGTAGATGGACTTGCTGAAATGACAAAGTCATTGGTTGAGAATAATGCAAACCTTGTAAATGAGTTGAGTTCATTGAAAAGTGAATTTGAGACTTTCAAAGCTCAGCCATCTGTTGAAGCAAGAGAGGGAGAGAAATTCTCCAAAGTTGGTAACTTGACAACCAGACAACAATTTCTACTAAAAAATAAAAACAAATAAAATGTCGTTAAAACGAACTATTCAAGAAAAATTCGCTTATGATGTATCTGGATTAGCATCATATGTTGATGAGCAAAGAGAAGCATTGACAGTACGTGCTGTCACTGAGGCAAAGACTTTGCAATATATAAACATCCAAGAAGGTATCAAAGGATCTGAGGAGATCAAACTTTTGGATGATTCAATTGTATACCAAGCTGGTGATTGTTCAATGACTCCATCTGGAGACACTGTATTCACTGATCGTGCAATTGCTGTTGAGACTTTAGGTTTCATGAAATCATTTTGTAACAAGGATCTTGCTGGATTCTGGACTCAATTAGGTCTTAGACCTGGAGCAATGGCTGAGGACAAAGCTCTTCCATTCGAGCAACAAATCATTGACTATTTATTGAAGTTGCATTCTTATGAATTAGACAAGTTAATCTGGAAAGGTAACAAATCAACTGGATCTGGAAACTTGGCATTCATGAATGGATTCCGATCTTTCTTGACAACTGGTAATGGTTGTGTTGATTTGAACGCATCTGGAACTGCATCAATATCAGCATCAAATGCTTATGATACATTTTATGAGTGCTTTGAGAACACTCCATCAAACATTGCTGAGTCTGGAGATTTAATCTGTTTCACTGGTCGTGAGAACTTCAACTACTTAATGAAAGACTTAGTTGATCAAAACTTCTTCCACTACTCTCCAGCAAACATTGCTACAATGGATGAGATCATTGTTCCTGGAACAAATATGCGAGTGGTTAAAGTTAACGGATTGAACGGTCTTGACAACATCTACACTGGTAGAGCATCTGAGTTCGTATTCGGAACTGACTTGAGAAGTGACTTTGACAACTTTGAGTTGTGGTATTCTCAAGATGATGATGTATTGTACTTACGTTCTAAGTTCAGAGCTGGTGTTCAAGTTCCTTTCTTGAATCAAATCGGAGTTTGGAATGGTACATCTTCACCTAACTAAGATAAATTAACAAGGGAGGGGAATTTCTCCTCCCTATTTTTAAACTTTTAAAACAAAGAATTGTGAGCTGTTTAATGACAACGGGCTATAATGATAGAACCTGTACCAATGGAAAAGGAGGGATCAAGAGTGTGATCTTGTTTCCTTTAGGGAACGTTACTGCATCCACTATCACTGCAAATGAAATCACTGCATTGACTGTGAGTGGAGAGGTGTTCCAATACAAACTAAAAAGCAATTTGTCAAGCTACGAAGCTCCCATCCGAGTGAATAAGGACAATGGAACATTGTGGTATGAACAAACATTGACAATGATCCTTGCATCAGATACCAAAGAATTGAGAGCTGAAATTCATCTCTTGGCACAAAACGAAGTGATGTGTTTGGTTGAAAAGGCATCTGGTGAATATGTTGCTCTTGGAGCTGGAGAGGGATTGCAAGTTGCTGATGGATCAAGCTATGGATCTGGGGTATTGAAATCAGATCGAAATGGTCATGATATTGTTTTGACTGGACTTGAGAATGATGAAGTTCCTGATGTTAGTGCATCTGTGATTGCTACATTGTTGACTCAACAATCTCCATCAATCTAATATCTCACTGATTAGAACTTGAGGGAGGGCGAATTTTTTCCCTCCCTTTTTTTGTATATTTACATTATGAAAATAGCTGTAAAATATTTAGGGAATAAGGCCTGGTCTCCAGTGCTAAAAAGATGGATGATAATTGAAGAGGGCAAAGAGGATCTATATCTTGCCATTGGAATATCTGATATCTTTGAAAAAGAAGAAAAACCAAAACTTGTGAAAAATGCTAAGAATCGAAAAAAACGGAACATCGAATCTGATAGTGACAGTCAAGGAATTGACAACAATTCAGAATCCGAAGTATCTATTTGAATTTGAGCATCAACAAAGTTTTGACAAGATATACTGTATCTTGACAAATATCTCAACCAATACAGAGAGATATGATGAATTCACAATCATTGATGGAGTGGATGTGACCTTTCCTTACGATGGCTTTTATGTTTACCGAATATACCAACAAGAATCTGACTCAAATCTTGATCCAGATCTTTCAAGTGGTTTGGTGGAAGTTGGGAGAGCTCATGTATATGTCACAGATTCACCCTCGAATGTATATGATGAAACAATAAACTTTAATATATATGAGTGAGAATATCAAGATGACATCCTTGTCATTTAAAAAAGACTATCAAAAACCAGATGAGGAAAGGGATCGGATGTACGATTTTATCAAATGGGGAAAGAAAAATGACTATCCTTATTTTCTGGTTGATCTCTACAATGGGAGTGCCTGGCATCAAGGGATCATAAAAAACAAAGTGACATATATTGCTGGAGGAGGACTTGAATCAGCCAGTGGAGACATGACTGCATTCATTGAAAACAAATATTCAGAGTTTGACATGAATGAGATTGTGGAGATGTTGTCATATGACTATGAATTATTTGGAGGATTCTGTGTCATGGGAACATGGAACAGGGATGGATCAAGAGTCGCAGTGTGGGAACATATTGATCTTGATTCAGTGAGAGTCTCTGAGGATGGATTGACATACTATCTTTCAGATGACTGGACATCCATGCAACAATCTCCAGAGAAAACAAATTTAAGGACAATCACTGCTCTTGATATGCAAAATAAAGAGGGCAAGTT